TCTACGATACCCAAAACATTATCTAAAATATCAACTTGTTTCATTATTCTGCATCTGCAATGGTCAATTCGCCAGCTTCTACCTGACGCATAATTTCTGCGTAGTGGCGGTTGTTTGGGTCTAGGGGTATTGAGTAAGTGTCTCCATCAACTATAACATCAATATGGTCATTTACGCCCTCATAAGCTACATACTGTGCAGAGGTAATGTTCATCTCGTTCATTTTATAACTCCGCATCTAATTTAAGCTGTGCAGTTGCATCATTTGCACCTCTGATTATTGCACCTGAATTTGCGACAAAGCCACTTCCAGATGGTTCTAACCCAATTGACGATTCATTTACCTGTTTCGTACTTAACGTAATTGCGGCGTTGGCACTGCCGGTTAAAATTTGAAAATTACCACTAACAGAGGTCGTAGGTGCCGTTCTCATTGTTACAGGCAAAGTTAATACGCCTTGTGCTTGGGTTGTTTGATTGCAATAAGCGGGTGCCAAGTATCTGTAAGCAGAGGTTTCGTTACCGTGTTTCTGATAATACCGCTGACACAACGCCAGTTCTTCACCATAGCTACGGTGTTCAAACAGTGTGGCTGTGTCGCCTACTTCCAGCTGGACATTTGCAATCTCTACAGTCTGACTTGATGTGAACGAAATACTGTCACCAAATGTAATTTGTAGGTAGCTACCAGAACCTACCGTCTTTCCAGACAAAGAGCCTACAGTGAAGGTTTTTGTAACCTTTGACCATGAAGTTGTAATGGCTTGGTCACTGAGAAACTCTGTAGTGTCAGCAGAAGAACCGCCACTTCCGAAATAACGAGTATAAGAACAGTCAAATGTTGCAGCGGTAGAACCTTTAATCCAGAAAGACAGAGTTAAAGTTTTGCCGCCCACTGTCGTAAGGTCTTCAATGCGCTGACCAAAATTATATGCCGCTGTAGATGGAACAAACCTCATATAGTTTTTAGGAAAACCTTCTACATCAGTTTGACCTAATGAAAACGATTGCTGACTCATCGTTACACTTGCGGCAGCATAGCCACGCCACCTGTCTAGTCCGTAAAAACCTATAGTACCACTGACACTCGTGCCTCTCTGAGCCACTTGCATAGCGCCATTAATGATAAGGTTTCGCCGTCCAAGATTTACTGTATCAGCAATCTTTGCAGTAGTGATAGAACCATCTGCAATATCAGCGGTTGCAACCGCTGTGTCTCCAATTGATCTAGAATTAATTTTTCTAATTGCCATTTGCGTTTATCCTAAATTCTTTTTTACTATTTATTCATCTTGACCAGTTACAGGATTATATTCTTTTGCATCTTCAAAGAAACTTGTCGTTTCATTAAATCCAAAGTTATCATCATCTGGATCAAAGTCAGTAGCGGCAACTGTAGATGGAGTAGGAGCAACTGTATATCTCTGTTCTCTCTTAGGTGCATTTACAGGCATGTCTGCATATTGATCAACCTGTACAGAGCGAATGACATTTGTAGATGTAATCGGGCCGTACAAGTAGTACTTTGCAGTAAAAGAAAGAGTATAGATAATACTTCTTCTACTTGTAAAGTCACCTTCATAGTCATCTTCATAAGAGATGCTGTTCAATACAATCGGTACATCACGAATGATATCCAGTTCTGGAACTTCTCTTAGTGTTACTGTGTACTCTGGTTGAAAATATGGTAGAATTTGTTCTACAATCTGTAATGCATCATCAGAGTTCTTTGATAAAACATACAACTCAAAGTTAATATTGTAAGGAACGGGCATGAAACCAGACTTAACTTGTTCTGAATCAGTTCCATCTGCAACCTTCTTAACCTTCATTATCTTATTAAGTTTTCTGGTTGAGTCATATGTCAATCCAGAAATCTCAAAACCAATACGAGGAAGTGTCACTGCGACCTTTTTAGAAAGGTTGGGATCTTCTGTAAGTCTCGACAACCATTTCTGTTTAGGGCCATATGCAAGAGGAACTTTCATCGACTGAATGACGTTCCCACTCGCATCTTTCTTTGAAAGTTGAATTTGGTTGAAAAGTGTACCAAACGCAACTACCACATTTCTTGTGGATTGATTATAAAAGTATTGTCCAATCATAGTTATTTCATCCCAGCGTCACCGAATGGATTAGATTCAGTAAAGTCTAATATATTATCGTCTGCAAGTTCAAAGTCATCATTCTGTGAATTCTCATCAATAGTTGCGACATTATAAGTTTCCAGTATTATATAGGAAGATGCCGCACCCTCTACTGTATTCTCTAATATTAGAGAACCACTCAGAGTTTCGTCCTCAGTAATGATATTATCAGTACCAAGGGCAGTTTCAAGTTCGATAAATCCTTCATTACTTTCTAGTCTTATTTCTTGGTTAAACGCAACAGTCTGTTCAAGTGTCAACTGATGTTGCATCTGGTCAAGAGAACTATCTGTTTCGATAGCATCAAGTTCTGCAATACCAGTGTCAATAACCTCTGAAGCATATTCAAATGTTTTACACTTTAGTTTATATGTAGGTAGATTGTGAACCTGATAAAAAGGATCATCGTGATCTACAAACGTAATCTCAAATAACTTACTTGCCTTTGGGAAGTAAATTAAGTCGCCCTCATTGGGCCGAGAAGATACAATAAGATTATTGTCCACAGAAACAAACTGTTCCCATCTTCTTCTTGCAACAACAAAGGTTGCATCGTCTTGAATGTCTAGTCCAAATTTAGACATGAGTTCTTTTTCACCCTCATATCCATCAATGGTTTCCATGTACATCTCAATAAGGTATGAAGATTCAAAAGAAGAACTAATATCTTCTTGCCAAATCGAATCTGTACCAGCCATTTTACGAGGAATATAGTATACATCCTGTCCGTAAATACGCAACTGTTCTATGATTAAATCTTCATAGAGATGTTGCTCTGGAACTGTACCTGTATCAAAATATACATTTGTAGGCATAAAGTTATCCTATCATATGCATAGGCGGTAGTTCATATGCAAGTTGAATCTGTTCTTCCAACTTGTTAATCTCTTCTTGCGCCTGTGTGTAAATTTGTTCACCGTTTAGTGCAACACCACCCAACATCTGAATGCCTTGGAACTTACTCAAGTTTGCACCCCATTGTTTCTTAATGAGTTGTGTCGCATACTTCTTCAAAAAGATATCATCCCAAATATCTGCATATGTGGCCGGATCAAGTTTACGATAACATTCGATAATCAACCAATCATCCTCTACATAGTCTGTCTGAAAATCAGCATCCAAATAAAGTCTGTTTTGGTGTTGGTTGTGACGAATTGCTGTCTCACCAATCAGAATGTGATCTAAGAAATCCAAGTGTTGCATTGTCATTTCATAATGTATTACAGAAGTAGAACTGAAATCATACAAATCATTCAATCTCAACTGATAACGAACATCAAACATGTTCAGTGCTTGTTTGTCTGTAAGAGGAAATACCTTCACGATAGACATGACTGAACTTGGAACAGGAATATAATTTTTCTGTTCATACCAAGTTGCAGTTGTAGAACCGTCAACATCAGTTACAGAAGTTCCAGATGTGTTTCCTCTTGCACGAGTAATATCAGCAGCTGTTAATTGATATTTTAAATATACCCTCTCAATACCATCATAGTGATATTGTGCAAAGTATTGTAGTGCCTCGTCAACTCTATCTTCAACCTGATCTGGATCAACATTAATCTCAATCACAGGCTTGCCTAGACTTCTAAGACACCACTCTTTAAATTCTGTTCTTGTTGTTGGTATTGCCATATCTTACCCCAATGCTATCGCTACTGCAATTGCAAAACCTTCTGTGGTGCCACCACCCCCAGCATTCGCAACCTCAACAACAGTACCATCAGTTTTCTTTGTAAAAATCTTTTGATCTGCCGAATTGATTGCAATTTCTCCAACCTCTAGATCACCAGAGGCTGGAGTAGAAGATGCTGTTTCAGAGCGTTTTGGTTTAATTGCAATTGTAGCCATAATCTTCTCTTGTTTTTAATTAATTAAAATGTTCCACCGTCAATACTTGTTGCCCAAGAAATTGTATCGGTAGAAGATGAGTAGAGAAGGAAACCATCATTAACACCACCACCATCTAGAGCTGAGAATGTGTTAGCACTATTAGCAACCATTACAGAACCTTTTGCAGCAGCAGTCAAACCAGTACCACCATATGCGACACCAATAGTAGTACCGTTCCAAGTACCAGTTCCAATTGTACCCAAAGTAGTGATAGATGTTTGTCCAACATATCCTGAATCAATATCTACAGCATTTGCAGATACAGAAATTCTATTACTTGTTCCAACAACATCAATCGTGTTACCAGTTTTTGTTAAACCATTACCAGCAGAAATCTGTCCAGCACCAGAGAACTGATCGAATGTAATTGCAGTTGTTCCAAATGTTGGTGTTCCGTTGTGTGTTGCAACGTAACCGTTGTCTGCGTTTGCAGTACCTTCTTCAACGAATGTGAATACACCACCAGTTAGTTCAGCGGCATCATTTGCATCTGGTGTTCTCGTTAGAACAAATGCAGCAGAGCCAGAACCTACTGTAGTAACTTTATAGATACCGTTTTCTTGTGCAGTAGACTGATCTTTAACAAGAACTCTATCATTTAATACAAGCGTAACACCATCAACTGAAATTGCACCGTTTGAGTTTGCAGTAAGAGTACCAGCTCCATTAGCATAGGTTGCAGACAAGTCAGCAGTTGTAGCAACACGAACTGATTCTTTAACATCTAGTCCGTTTGCAACATTGTCAACATATGTTTTGTTAACAAGTGAGTCTGCACCAAAACCAGCACGGCCCTCATAACCAGAAGGAACTGTAACTGTTGCTGTTCCGTTTGGAGAAAGAACCAAGTCACCGTTTGTGTCTGTGGTTGAAATTGTATTTGCATCGACTGTAATATTATCAACATCAAGTGAAGTGATACCATTCAAGTCTGTAATGGTTGTTCCCAATGCAGTTGAATCAGAACCGATTGTGATAGAGTCGTTTACAAGTTTTGCATTTGTGATTGAACCAGCAAGTTGTGCATTAGTTACTGTTCCTGTCAACTGTGTGGTTGCAATCGAAAGTGCAGCCTGATGTTGTGTTACAGAACTTTGTGTAATATTTGCGTCTGGCACATTTGCCCAAGTCACTGCAGCTGATAAGTCGTTTGTTTCTGTTGTCAAAAATCCAGAATTTGAGTTGTCATAGTTTGACAAGTCGTTGTCAACAACCAAATCAATCGCACCATCATTAGCATCATCATAAGTTGCAGTAATGAGAGTGTGTGAACCATTTGTTACTAATTGAGCTCCAACAATATCTTCTACTCTTTCTGCATTTACAGTAACGGCACCACTTGTTACAGTAAAGTCTGTAGAATTAAACGATGCGATACCTTTATTAGATGAGGTTGCATCTTCACCAGCAATTGTAATTGTGTTGTTTGTTACTGTGGTATCAATACCCTCACCACCAGTGAATGTAATCGTTTCACCAGTAGATACTGAATCGTTTGTTCCAGTATCAGCAGCAATTGAAAGTGACTGTGTAACTGTTCCGAATGAAAGTTCACCAGAACCGTTTGTTGTAAGGAACTGTCCAGCCGAACCATCAGCATTTGGTAATGTGAATGTTACACTTGCACCTAAAGAGTTTGGTGCTTTCAACGCCACATGGTCTGTACCGTTTGAAGTTCCTTCTTTGAACTTCATCGAACCACCAGTTGTGGAATTATTTCCTACGATGAAATCATCAATCGCCTTGTTACTATCTACAAGGATAGCAGAACCAGCAGTCAATGTGCCAGCGGTATGGTCAATTAAATCATTATATGCTTTACCACCAATTAGTTTTACTGTAGAACCATCACCGATATAGAATTTCTCGTTGCCGTGGGTATAGGCGAGTTCACCGTCTGCAAGGGATGATGGCGCAGTTGATCCAGTGGATCGTTTGATTTGTAAGGTTAATGCCATTTTTTTATCTTCCTATTTGTTAAAAACTTCCACCACTCAATACGAGATTTCCAGTGGTTGTATCAAGTTCGTTCCTTGCAGTCCATTTCTGTGTTGATGCTCTCCATTGTAAGAGAGAACCGTCTTGCAGAGAGAATGATGTGATATCCACATCTGCTGCTTGAGACAAATTGTTCTGAGATGAACCTGCTGCACCAGTATCCCCTTTGGGGCCGGGCACTGTTACACGAGTTACTTGTGGTTGATTTCCTTGTGATACAGAACCAACTACACTTCTTGTTGTATTTACTGTTGCAGTAATAGCCATAGTTCTACCTTGATACGCTTGGGTTGACAGTTGCAATACCTTCAACCACTCTTGTTTTGTTACCAGAAGAATCTGTTATGACCATGTCATAAACATACCTTCCAGCTTCAAGAGCGGCGGTTTGCGTGTCTGTTAGTGAAATTGTGATTTGACCAGTTGTTCTGGGCGAAACAAAGGTAGATGTGAATGTCGTTGCTGTCGTTGATTGGTAAGTCTTACGAATCATTGCGAGAGCAGTATAACCTGTCAAATCAAGTGCAGAACCAGCGGAATCGTTGATTGTCACCGTAGTGGTGAAATCAGCATCTTGGTCTAAAAATAAATTAGAAATTGTTGCCATCGAACACAGTCTCCTTCTTCATCTATTTATAAGGATTGTGTGTTAGATGTTTTGAGATTTTTGATTATCTCCTATGGATGGACTGTCCGTCCCAAAGCTATGCAGTGGGTTATGCTGTTCTATAAGTTCCAGAAATTATCATATG